TAAGCCTTTATCAGACTTTGAGTAAATACTATTATAGAGTAATAGTACCTGAAGAAGATAAGTCTTTATCTTCATTGATTAATTGTCCTCCAGTCTTTTGTTATAACTTGATACACGATTTTGAAGAATTACTTGATTTCAAAATCTTTAATAATCCTGCAATCAATGATATAGAAAAATTTGTAGAAAGATATCCTTGTAAATTGTTATTTGATGATGGAGTTCGTTATATTCTTAAATCTAAAAATATCCTTCAGAATCTTGTATTAAATCTTGTTGATAAGTCCTCTACAGACCCCTTACGGGTAATCGGCAATTTAAATTTGATTCTGTCTGATCCTTCCGTTAATAAGCTTCGGTTGGATTTGAGAGGAGTTCCTAGATCGAATTTCAGTCCAGTGACAGCTAAGGGATTCTTAGAATTCGTAAACAGTTCATTACAAACCTCAACCCTTTAAGGAGAATAATTCACTATGCCAGAAAGCCCTTTACAAATTTTACTCTGCATTGGAGGACTGATATCTATCGTAGTAACCATTACCTTTCTCTTCATGATTTCTATCAGGGGAAAGCTTGGGTATTACGCTGATTTCGTCTTCTACAGCGAAGAAATATTTGATAATCTAGGCAAGAAAGTCTTTGAAAAGACTGAAATTGACGGAAAAACCTCTGAGGTCCATTATGTCTTCGACAACTACGGGAATGTAGCCGCCGAACGTCACAAGAATGGCTTTACTCTTTCAAAGTCTTACAATAACGAACGAGGAAATCCTCTGTTCGGAAAGCTTATAAGGACTAAAGATTCTGAAGGAATTGAAATTCTTTATGAGTACGATGCCCACGGAAACATGACTCGATGCTTCAAGCCTAATTATGACAAGGCTGGAGCTCCTATAATCTGCGAGGAAAATACTTATAACGAAAAGAATCAGAAGATAGAAGCCAGAGTCTTTGGAAATGAAGTAACACACAAGTTTACCTATGACGAATCTGGATTCTTGGTGAAAGAAGTAGAGACATACAAAGACAACTACGATCTTTGTTCTATATACTACGAGAATGACAGTAAAGGTAGAACGCTCAGGGTTAAAGGATACATCGAGAGCTCTGCTGAAACCAAGAGACTTGTTAGGGATGAAGAGATAGCCCGCAATGCTGATGGTGATATAATCTATTACAAAGATTTCATCCATAACATCGAGTATTACAGAGTATATCTCATCAGCATTGACAAGAACAGCGGCTTCACTTCCAAAGTCTGTCTTCAGTATAAGACGAAAGTATATTAATCTTTGCTTTAACCCGAGGTAGAAATTGGCAACCAAGAAAATTGAACCCATTGAAACAAGGATGAAGAAGGCTTGTGCAGATTTGTACAAGGTGATTTCGTCCTTTCCGGAACCTCCTGAACGGATTACTGTAGAGGGCAAAACGTTACAATTGCTTTACAGTCAGACCAGAGGGGTGGTGACGATGTATGTCCAGCAGCAGTCTGAGAATGATTGGTTTGCGGATATTCCGAACTTCAATATTGACTTGCAAGATCTGAAGGCCTTGAAGGAACCAAAGAACATCGGAGCAATTACTCCGTGCGAAGAAGGATTTCACGTCAAGCTGCTGAAGTCTGAAGACAGTGTTACAATCAGAACTTTCAAGGTCACAAAGGAATACAATCCTGTAAAAGAAATTGTTGATTCTCTTGGATGGCTAGATTTCACTCTTCCGGCTAATCCAGAACAGCTTCAGCTTAACCTTAAAGACGGATCCATCGGTGTGCCTGGAACGCAAGCGCTATCCAAAGAGCCATCTTCGGTTCTGTATCTTAATAAGCGAAACATTCCAAAGCCATTCTTGATTGGAGAAACGCTCTTTGCAGTTCAGCCCAAGGATGACAATTTTGGAACGCCGTTTGGCTTGTTCATTACAGAGAAATTTGTGACTTTAGTTGAATTCAAAAATATCCTCATTGACATCTAGGAGACTTATGTCCGTACTCACCAAAAAATTAAAACTCCCTAGCGGCGAAGACGACTTCCTCACCGTAATCCGTGGCACCAAGATCCTTCATGGAGACTTTCTCGTTACTGAAGAAGACTCCGTGAAATGGGGATCGTACAAGTTTGGAAAGCCTGATGGCCCCATCTGCAAGGCTCTTTCCAAGCGAAATACTATCTTGCTTCAAAATTTCAAGAATGGTAAGGTTCTTCCGGATGAAATCATCACAGTGAACGAAAACGAAAATGGTGTTCCGTTCTTGTATGTGGAAATGCACAACAACGGAAACGGCTACGACCATATCAAATCTTACAGAGCTGCTAAGTCTGGCAATGTAACCCTTCAGAAGGTTCTTACAACTGAAGTAAGCTCTACAAAGATTGGAAATCTTGCTGACCCAGAAACCACTACTCTGATCTATGAACCTACTATTGGCGGAACCATCTATCCGACCGTTGTCAATACCTTTAAGGACATTGAAGTGGGTAAGGTGTATACTCGTTGGTATCGTACAACTCTGTCTGGCAAAATGCTCCTCGTAGCGATTGCCCGAAGCAGTGCAGAAGAAGCTCTTAACGATAATAGCGCCGATCTTGGATTCAGAACGACCATCGACGAAATTGTTGTTCTTCCTGAAGACAGTAATACCTTTGAACGCTTTCCGAGTTCTAATCCTACTTCTGACGAGAAGTTTGAAACCTTCAAGTCTTCGAAGTTTGGAACTGTCGAGTACGAAAAGATCAAATCCGAAATGACTACAAAATGGTTGACTATCACCTGCCAGAAAGATGGTAGTTATACCGGAAGCGCAAAGGCGTCTGAACAATCCGAAGAAATCACCATCAACATCGGGAGGGAAAACGTTGACTTGGTCTTATTCGATTTACAAAGGGGATCCGGCTCGGGGGTTGAGCAAGTGCGAAATCTTATCCTCACACACTTGCCAACAACCGGAGAGGGAGAAGTATCTGGATCTAGCGCAGAAGACATTCAATGCGCTGGGAAAGAAGCACCCAATATTCCTGATGGAAACCAAGACGGAGTCGGCTGTCCTGACCAAGATTGCTCCGGATCCGATTGTGGAAGTTAAGAAATAGTCTTAAGTCTGTACCACCCCGGTGCAGACTTTTATTTTTTGATTCTTTAGCTAGGTTCAACTTCATATTGTAATGAATTTATAGGTAAATCATGGCCTCTAACAATAATGCTTACAAGAAAGATGTTAGTAAACTAAATACTAAGATCGAAAAAGGGTTTTACGGATTGGACACTGCCAAGGACAGTGCTAATCTGAATGCTTTAGCTAGTGCAGCTAAAGCGAGTCTTAAGAAGATAAATTCTTATGCGGTAACTGGTAAACGCCCTGATATCGTTCAGTTTATCAACGAGAACGTGTTTACCAGCCGAAATACTTCCAACAGTTCTAGCAAATACAAGAATGCTAATGGATTTATTGATGAAGTTGAAAGTGGCCGCACCAGCTTAATCTTTAATGAAGACACTAACCGTTTCTCTAGGTATCGCAGTATTGATGCAGTCTGTGCGATGATTCCTCAACTTGGAAGGATCGTTCAGCTCTATCGAGACATGATCATCAGTCCTAACGACTTCAAGAATACCGACTTTGAATTCATCATCAACAATTCCAACATAGATGATGAAGTGGAAATTGAAAGTCAACAGACCTTGCTTAAAGAGCTTGATGAAAAGTACAAAGTTTCTGAAGAATTGTCTCTCAAGCTAGTTGGCGACCTTGTTAAGTACGGTGATGGGTTTGCCGTGTGCTTGAACTTCGAAAGCGAAGTGAACGACATCTTGAATGGCTCGGTCTATGGACAAGAAAGCGTTCAGGACAATCGTGATCTAAGTGCTTCTGGAATGAGCATCGCCCAAGAAGAAGCCTCTACGCTTAACTCTATGGTTAAGGAATTCATCAATAACGACTATGACAAGTACGTAGCTAGAATTGGTAAAGACCGTAAGCCTATTGCTAAACCAGTATTCTCTGATATGACTCCGGAAAAGTGGGAGACTGAAGTCGATAAATTCTTGAATGTTGAATACAGCGAAAATCTTTATAAACTTCTTGGCCAAGATGAAGTTGAAATCCTTAAGGAAATGGCCGAGACAGACTCTCTCCAAGAAATAGAAAACTCTTCTAAAGGAAAGAAATACGAAATTGCTTCTGAGGCCGCAGGTAAAGTATCCAGATATAACCTGACTGGATCCATCATTCGTCATCTTGAACCCACAAAGACCATCAAAGTTGAAGTGGGCGGAACCTGCATTGGGTATTATTACCTAGACGTGATGTTTAGTAGCGATACCCATGACAGTCTTTCCTATGATCCGAATGCGTGTGCAGCTTGTGATCTGACCTTCAATACCAATCGAAGCATGTACAGCTTTGTATCTCACTTGAACCGCAAGGGAGCTACAGGTATTGACCAGAAGGCTCAGGTGCTCACTGACATCTTTGTTAAGCGTCTTGGTAAGAAGATTAACAAAAAGTGGATTGCAAAGAACTCGCAGTTCCGTGATTTCATCTATACGATCCTCAAGGCCAACAAGGCTATTGAACGCACGTCTGTGATCTTCATTCCGGCGTCTCGGGTGATTCACTTTAAGCGTGGAACCCGAACCTATGGTGAATCCGTCTTGGATCCGGTGCTGTACTTCGCAAAGCTCTATTCTCTGAGTATGCTTAGCGCTCTTATGCAGCAGATCATCATGGGCAAAGACAAACAGGTCTTCTACGTGGAGACTGGCCTTGATGAAGACTCCGAAGGCGCTGTCCAGAGCTTTATTGCTGATATGCGAAGCCGAGAAATCACCATTGATGACTTCTCTGACATCACTGCAATTATCAACCGTGTTACGGCTTCTAACGCCATGTACATTCCTACCGTGGATGGCAAGAAAGCTGTCGAGTTCGATACCTATGCAGGACGTCCGGCAGAAATCAATAATGACTTCCTTGATCACATGCTGAAGTCTATTGTGGCTGGAACTGGCTTCCCGTCTTCTTGGCTTGATACAGGTATGAGCGAAGTGGAATTCGCTACGCAGCTTGTTCAGCAGAATGGTAACGTTCTGAAGACCATCAACATGTATCAGAAAATCACCAACCGTGGATTCACCACTCTGTTCAGGCAGCTGAAAGAAAATGAAAAGACTTCTGGAACCACAGAATTCGAAGTCCGTTATCCGCCTCCGACTACCCTTGATGGCAAGCAGATGGAAGAATCTTCTACTCGAGCCACAGCCTTGGCTGACTTTATCATCCAAACCGTCATGGGAGAACAACCCTCTGAGGCTGATGAAGCATGTCGTCCAGAATTCCGCAAAGCTCTTATCAAGAAATACACAAGTGGTATTGATTGGGAAGAAGTTGAAGAACTACTCAAGTCTATTCGTGAAGATAGCAAGGAAGCTGATCTCATGAAGGCCAGAGAGGAAATCATTAAGGAAGCTGCTAATGCTCAACCCGCAAATAGCGAAGGTGGAGAAGAAAGTGGCGGCTCCAACAACCCGTGGGGCTAACCTATATAGAACCGTTATCCAGAGATGGATAACGGTTCTATATTATATCCTGACAACCTTAATGGAGAAATTATGAGCACACCAAGAATACAAGACTTAAAGGTCAAAAAGCCGAGTAATACAGAAATTCTGCTTGATCTTATCGAGAAAGGAGAGATAGATTTTTCTAACCATATCTGGAATCGAGAAGAAATTGATCAGCTTCGAGAAACTTTGAAAAATGAATGCAATAAACAGAATGCCGCTATTCATGCAGACGCCGCTGTTCAGGCAATGGCTGGCCATCCGCAATTTAAGTGGCGCCCTAAGGGAACGGAGTATTACGAGTATAACAACGGTATGATCCGTCGTGACGGCCTATATCGTCGTCTGTTGTTGGGCGAAGACAGCGTATCTGCTAGACTTTATAGACAAACCTGGATTGAAACTTGCATGTTCATTGGATCTGCCGAAATCAGAAACAATAGCAAGCATTGGAATAAGCTTAAATCGGCCGGAACTCCGGAAAAGTTCCGTGAAGCTTTTCTGGAAGTCTATAACGAAGAACTTCCATTGCTCCACAAAACGATTGAACAAGGAATGAATGCTTTGCTTCAGGAAGCATATAGCGAAGGTGCAAGGAAACTTGAAGATATCTATGTTATTATGGGAAGGCAGATGGCGTACGAGCATGAATGGGCGTACAGCACCGTTTGTTTGATGCAAGATGTTCAGAATTTGTCATCGCTAGTAAATCCTATTCATCTGTTCGTTAATCGAAGATCTGACAATATAGCTGGACGTTATCTTCGTATTTATGGAGAAAACTTCGGCGATACTATCACTTCAGTAATTGACAATATTGACAAGGATGCCAAAAAGGATGGCAGCAATGTCTTATTCGACTACTATGACATGAGCTCCAAAGGCGATGTCATTGATGCGGTACTTGCGGCTTTGTGCTGGCCTAAGAAACTTGTACTACACAGACTTGAAGAAGGTGATAATCTTTCTGCGGTTCGAAAGCTCTCTGTAGTGTTTGAAAATTCCAGTCCTTCTGTAGTTAACGGATGCTGGGAGTTGAAAGCTGATTTAGCTTACAACATAGACCATACTGTCTATCTCTGCGCTTCAGAAATGATTGGGAGCTTCCGCAGCAACAAAGAATTCTTGGCGTGGGCCTCATCTAGGTTGCTTCCGGCTTATCCAGTATTTTTAATGGCTATGTCTGCGATAATAAATGCTTCGTCTTTAATTGAAAAGGCTATGGAGAACCAAACCAGAAGGCCTACGTTCCAAAGATTCCAAGTCTTTGGAGCAGAAGCCCAAGAATGGATAGCGTCTTGCAAAGCCCTTCTTGACAAAGTTCAGTCTAAGGAAGAGGTATACAGTGCTCTTGAAAATATGTACAGAGAGACCAATGATATCGGAAAGAATATAATGGAATTCTTTAAGGTACTCTTCAACGAAATCAAGTTGGATCCGATCACTATGTACAATAACGCTTTGGAATGGCTGAATAATGCCAAACCTACTGCCGGACAAATGAACGACATAGAAGAACAAGACTTCATCTTCTATCGTTCTATACACGATATAGCTAGCGCATTTATCAACCCTGAGGAATAATATGAAAGAAAAACATCTGCGCAGACCTATCTTAAGGAAGGCTGCGACGATTCTTTACAACGAAACAAGGATAGAAACTAAGCAATCTATTTTCTACGAACAAAGATTTGAAAACAGACATCCTATAAATCTTGAAGAATACAAAGAGATGCTTCTTTACGATATTCTCGTTGGAAAGTCTGAAGACGATCTGAAGGCTATTGCGGATGCTGTATATATTGCAAGAGGCTGTATTCCAAATCATCTTCTGTTCCACGAGTTCTTCAGAAGGTATAAAGACCAACATCAGCCTACAAGAGGAAAATACAATCCGTTTACTATTGAAGGTAAAACAAAATTCAAGAATTATACAGGGGTTGTTCCGATCGCATCTTATAGACTCTGGTCTAATTCCACTAGGGAAGCTGGCGGATGGAACAATTCTAAGGATTATGCGTGCCTTTCATTCGTGACTTGGGCAGACAGATTTATAGAGCTTTATGAATCTAAGGGCACACCTATTCCCAAATGCGGTTATACGAGTTCTAATGAAGCAATCCTATATTCTATGGGAGTTGACTTCATGAACATTCGAATTTCAAATCGTATTAAGGAGAAGTTCCCTAAATGGTTTAAAGAAGGCGAGAAGAAAGGAAAAGTTCGTGATGGTATATACCAGTATCACGAAAGAAGTAATGCTCCCTCTACCATAGACTGGTATGGGACGCTGATCTACAAGCCAAATTTTAGAGACATAAATGAGCTTGCCGACATGACCACAAGGTTGTGTAGGTATGCTCCATCTGGATACAGCACTGATGCAGAACTCCTTGCGAATGCGAATCCGCTGTTCGAGCAATTTCTCTACAAGCTTAAAAGCATTGGAGGAGGAATGTTCAGCTTCAACATCGAAGCCCGGAGATATGCTCAAAATGACTCTCCAGAAAGGTTTAAGCAACTCGCCAATGACCTTTCTGAATTGTCTAATTTAGCTAATAAATTGTCTGAACAATTCCAGTCTTTCAAGGACGAAAAGCTTATTGGAAAGAGAACTTCTACGGTTACTTTAGTTGGAAAGCTATTAGCAGACGAGTTGTCCTCTAATCCTATTAAGTACTTCAATACAATGGAATTCAGACCTCCCAGGTGGTTTAGACAAGATTCATTAATCTTTTGGATTTGCAAGGAGTTGATTGAAGGTGAGTAACTACGAAACAATGTTTTGGCAAGTGTTTACAGACGGAACTAATCGCATCAAGAGTTCGTCAAGAGCATTCCTTGGAATTGTCGGCGGATCGATAGCCAAGTTTTTTGAGGCTCCTCCGTCGGCGTATATGATGATTCCAATCTTTTGGTACGTATTAGCTCTGTATAACAGAAGTCAAAGGACTGACACGATATTTGGATTCAGTACCCATCTAGGGTATGCGACCATGAAGTTTGTAATTCTTGCCAACGCTCTAACCATGTATATGTGCGCCAAAATTGGATACATTGATATCGCCTTGGCTGAGTACCTTGAGAACGTATTAATTCTAGGCTATGGCTTAGTAATGGTGTATCAGGGCTTTATATCCGTGAAGATCAATAAAGAAAGCTTTGACAAGGTTTTCTTATCTATTTATGGCCACAAGACTGAAGAAGATATCGAAGCTGAAAAAAGACTTTTTAGAAAAAGTCTATGATCCGAAAAAAAGAAGACAAGCGTGAGCTTGTCTTTTTATTATCCATTGATCAATTCTTTTTTAGTTTCTATGATGGCTTTTAAAACGCTCTTCCCGAATTTAAAACTTTCAAGAGAAAGTGCATCTTTTTCACTGAATTTATTAGAGAAGGCTATAGGATCTGCAAGAATGTCATCCAATTTTTGATGGATAACAGGCTTCATCACCGAGGCAAATCCGTACGTGTCGAAATTATCTTCTCGGATTCCATATACCCTTTCCAAAGTATCCTTAATCTGTTCTGCATCCTTTACAATCATCTGAAGATGTCGGATAAATTCCGAAAGCTCTTCCAAGGGATAGCACCTAAGTCTGGATCTGACGGCCACATCCAACTGAATAGGATAATGGTCTTCCAAATCCTTTCTGAACCGATCTGAGTACTCTCCCTTTTGATTGAGAAGTTTCAAGGGCGGCTCAATCTCAAGGAAGGTAAGCAATCCCCAGAAATCTCCAATCGTGGTGCCTTCAGAATCTATGATCTTATCCATCGCTTTGTGCAGTGCTGTCATCATTTGGGTTATTCTCCGTTAAGATTCCGCAAACCGGACAATTAGATGGTATCTTTTTTAGACCAAGATCGTTAAGACGTAATCCGCATCCTCTGCAATACAAGATCTTTTCAAGTGGAAAGGCGGCTTCAAGCGCCGCTATAGTACTGTTCATCATAGTTACCCCAGATAGCGTCTAGCATATTCTATAAGTGACGGACAGAACGGTTTACTAGGATGCTTATCACGATTGATGAATCCGATAGAAGTACCAAGGTTGATACCAATAGTAGGATCCAAATCAAACATATTGTCGATCAGCAACTCTGTAGCCTTTTCCATTTCGTCAGTTTCCATGTTGGTCGGGCAGATCGCAAAGGTCTCTGCCAGTGCTTTGTAGAATGCTGTGTAAGCAGCTTCGTCTTTGCGACGATCTTCAGGAAGCCTAGGACAGCCAATAGCTCCAAGCGCCCAGTCATTCTGGAACACAATTTCCATCGGGATGTCCATATTCTCGAAGACAGTGTTAGGCCAAAGGTTAAGCATTTCCTTAAAGGCCTCTGCAAGTTCTTTAACTGCCTTTGGCTTCAGTTCTGCAAGAACATCAGCTCTGCTTCTTTCTTCGGCCTCACTTCCAAAGAGACCAATGGTCAATCCTTGGCCTGGGCCAACTCCAATGACCTTAGTGCCGGACTTCTCCAGTTCACTAATAATGTCATTAATGTTTGTTAATTCTTCGCTCATTACTTTTTCTCCTTGGTTGTAAAACAGGATTTGATCAAGTTGGTAAGATCATTAAAAGAGCTTTCATCCATACTTATAGATCTAAGAATTGTGCTCTTAGCAGATTCAAAGAATGATAGCCACTCGATCGGATTAAGAGGAAATTCCTTTACTAGTATATACGAAGCTAGAGTAGCTTCTTCTAGGTAGAAATCCAGATACTCGCTCTTTGGAGCTGCCTTGAAGAATGGCACAGCTATTTCTTTAGGAAGCAAAATCTTAAAGCTATTCCTAAAATCTTTCAGATCTTCTTCCCAGAGAAGAGCTCCGATGATATCAACAATGGTAATACGAATATTGACCATACCCGAAGATCTATCTACAGCTATTTTAGATTCTGCTTTAGTCAGATGGTGCTGTTCGATCAGAAATCGTTTTAAGAGCTTTTCTTCAAAGTTACTAAGCTTAAATTCGTAATTGTCGTTATCATCACGATAATCTACCATAAACGGTGATAAGAACCTTAAAGCTGAAAACAGATCTTTGCACATCAGTCCAAATTGAGTGTCCAGAAAATTATTCAAAGATTCTTTGGAAAGGACTTCCGGAATCCTTAAGAAGCATTTGATAATGTTATTCTTGAGATATTCCGCATTCTTTTCTATCCAAGTCTTTTTCAGTCTAGCCATTTAGAAATCCTCCAATGACTTCGTTGAGTTCCAAAATCGGGGCAGTGTTCTCTCCGAATTTATTAGAATCATATAGAGCTGCGATATTCAGCCATTCTAAAGGATCATTGGCCACATCGATGGCTAATGCCAGAACTCCAAGATCTCCAGTGTCGCTGATGCTTTTATCGCTTCCATCTAGATAATCCTCAACCATATCCTTGATATATTCGCTAAGATTCTTCAGAATTCGATCACAAGTTTCTGCATCTGGTGCGAATACGTTAAAGTCGTCAAGAGCATCGAACCTTTCGTCGTCAGTTAACTCTTTCTGATCAACTCCGAGAGCTCGATAGGTCTTAAAGGTGTTTATCAGCAGATCCGAGAAAGCAAATACTGCACTAGACAAAGTCTTGCTATGATCGTTGTAGTTCTTTATAATCCAGATGCCATGTTCGGTAACTCCAGCGGCCTTGAGATACTTCTTGAGAATCTTTGTAGCTTCCGGAGACTCACGGCACGCTTCTAGCCATCGTCCAGCAGCGTATGGATTGCTTCGGATGATATCCATCTCTTTGTCTATCATCGCTTCTTTGGATTCTCTTTGGAATGGGCAATTCTCTAGAATGTTATCATTACCACAAGCTTCGATAAGAACGCCCATTTCCTTTTTAATATTTAGCATCAGAAAGCTCTCCAGTTTCCGGATTGAATTCTAGCTTGCCTTTCTTATCGGTGATGACCTTAACAACTCTGGCTATGTTCGTATTGGTATCACGGTCTCTGGGGCCGCAGCTAACTAGCAATACAGCTCTGCTATTGGGATTAGACATGATATGCTTCAGAGAGATTCCTGTAAAGAATACTTCGTCATCCTTGAAAGACAGTTGGCTTACTTCCGGATCCAAAATCGCCCATCCAGCCGGAACAGATTTGTCATAGCCCGGAGCTAGGTTAAAGAATGTTCCAAGTTCTTCAGTAACAGTGATGCCGTCAATAACAATAGCCTTAAGGCCATTATCGTATTCGCTGATTTCTATTTTCATAAAGTCTCCTTTAAATGCCTAATTTAATATACCTCCAACTTTCTATTGAACAAATTTCCAAGGAACTATATGGATTATTCTATAATTGACGAACGAGCGGCGGCAACCATAAAAGAAATTTTACGATTCGCCAAGACCTTCGTTTTTAAAGATACAGACCAGGCTGATGCCCATGAGTCTACTACGAGTATCCTTTGGGGATCTTATTTTATTAGCGCTTGCGAAGGCACTCTTCCGTATATAGATAGCATTGGCAAGAAAGGGTTTCCTAACCCTCAGCTTCAAGATTACAATATCATTCCGAATGGTGTAGAATTCTTCCAACAGATCTATCTTCAGAATTCGCTGTATATTGGCAGTAACATGAGACGCCTTGAAGAGGTTCGCAGGGCTACTCCAATGCAAAATGCAGAATTGGTAGATGCTCCCTTCATAGGTAACGTCTTTGAAGCAAATTCTTATTATCGTTTGCTGTTCTGCAACTACGGTGTTCTTCCAAATATCGCTAGGCAAACTCCTGACCACGGCATTCTTTACTATGATCCGGAGGACTTCTATTATTCTGATACCGAATACGAGACTGATTCGAATGGAAACTACATCCTAGACGGTGATGACAAGAGACAGCTAAAGAAGATCTCATTCAAGTACTTGGACAAGACCAAATTCATAAAGCTGTACAATGAGAATAGAAACCTGTTCACAGCCGCTATGGAAAACCGTGCCATGCGCTGGGATCCAAACTATACGACCTTTGTGAACTGGATGATCGTTGTCATGACGATCTATTCTTATCTGGATTCTGAGCTAGAAAAGATTTACAACATTGCCCTTTATGACCAGTACGACATCCGTAACGCTCTTTATAGCTTCGGTATCAACTTTCTGGATGACCTGCCAGAGCCTTATCAGCTTCGTGTGATTAAGAATATTCGTGAGCTAGTCCGCACCAAGAGTACTTCCCAAACTCTGAAAATTGTTATTCAGGACATCTTTGGTCGAGAGCTGGTTGACGCTTATAAGCTGTACATGGTCTACGGCGATCCGAATCTGATGTGCCTTGGATCCAATCCTAGCGAAGACGGAGATTATGGTACCGGAAACAAGGAGCTATTCTTTGTAGAAATTCCATTCGATGTTGCTAATCCTTTGGAATACATTGTAGCTCACCCGGAAATCAATAAGCAAAGCTTTGCTGACGTGACTGGAGCAGATCCGTATTGGAAAAACTGCCCTGAATCTGAAGTTATTGAAAAGATAAGAGCAGAATTCGGCGACGGCATGGTTGTTCTTCCGTCTAAGTACATTGGTATCTCTAATGATATCAACATGGAAGAGCAGAATGACGGTGCGATTCTCTTGTTCTCGCTGTTGCACTATATAAGCCCGTCGGCTGTTAGCATCCCGTCTTTTCCGGAATTGCACTTAGGCTCCACTCCTCTGGTCTATGCCTTAATGGCATTGTACTATTTGGAAACAGCCATTAGCGATATGACGACCGAGGATATGTCCCCGAACTGGAAGACACAGCCGTCAATCTTTAATATTATTGGTGGAGAGCACAATACCGCTTGGCATGTCTTGTCATTTATTACGAGTATTGATGCTCTCAAGATTCCGGAAAACTATAAAGCTGTATACTTCTCTAAGCTGACGTCTGCCGATGGACGTACTCTTTGGAAAGAAATCTCTGATACTCTAGAGCTTCTTAATACTGTATCAGGCCCAGAATCGCTGTCTGCGATGATGACCTCTATCATAAGGATCAATCGTGAGCTTAAAAAGCTATTCTTCTTTGTCTCTGAACAGCAAGATGCTATCTCTGGAAAGCTTGTCGAGACCGAGAATAATCAGAGTGTATTCGTAGGTGATGCCATCGCATCGGGCTTCCAGCTTGAAGCTCCGGAAAACTCTTCTAAGACTGTAACCGAAAAGGTATTTGAGGATAGACTTAGAAACGAAGTTCCATATCCGTTGCATGGCAAGGTAGTCTGGGATGACCAGTCGTATGATACTTATAGCCGTGAAGCCGGATTTACCGAATTCGTAGAGTACAAGATTCTTCGTGGGATTTATGAAGACGTATTCTTAAAGTCTAATACCCTTCCGTCTTCGATCTACTTCGGAGCCGAATCAGTGGCAGATGTCCTTAAGGGTCGTGCTCCTACTCTGTTCCGCATAATCGAAGAGTCTATTGCCGAAGGTACAGGCCGAGCTAGAAGCGTATTCTCATATCTAGCTAACGAAATCCTGGCCTTCTTGGAAGACGGAGGCCTAGAACCCGGCGCAGTATCCTTTGATACATACGCAAAGGGCTACCTTGCTGAATTTGCAAGTATGCTTGTTGAGAAATTCATTAGCTATACTGTTCAGCTTCAGGTGTCCGGTACTAAACTGAAAGCAGATGGAAGCGGCGAAGGCTTTATAGGATTATTCGATCATCTTAGTAAACTTCCACAGCATATGATCCTTAGCGATTCCTTCTATGGATTGTCTGCCGACAGAGAAACCGCTCCGTACAATCCAGAAGGCTCGTCGGGCTATCTGTCAGAGGTTCAGCCCGAAAGCAGCCAGATGAATCCTATCGACCTTCCTGTTGTATTGGATGGAACCAGCGAGGACTATCTGCCAGTGCATGACATAATGGTCGGAATGGAAATGTATGTACAGATCATTTACAGACCAGATCGTTATGGCATAATCAGTAACTCCTTTGGCATGTGGGAATTCGATACTGACGAAGAGCTAGAAACCCGTCCGGCTATTTGGAAATGGGAGAGCTTTGCTCCTAAAGAAGAAATCTTTGCGTACATTCTCCATGCGTAAAATAATTTCCCTTACCCTGAGAGGTAAGGGAAATTAATTCTTTGGCAAAATTAGCCTTCGCCAGAAGTGCTACCAGAGGTACTGCCAGAACCTTCATCGCTTTCGTCCAGAAGGACAGCGGCGATGCCAGCCTGAGAGAGATCCTTGACTTCGACATCGTTGATCTTGAGAGTTTCGATACAGCCGTACGGAACGCTGTTAGCAGTCATACCGTCAACCTTGAAGACAAGGAAGTTAGTCTGGGCTTCCACCAAAGCGCAATCAGCACTCATAGCCGATCCACGACCATTGAGCTGGAATTTAATTTGAACGTTAGTCATAGTTAATTCCTATCGATAGAATTAGATGAATAGAGGGTGCAATGATTAGTTGTTATGAGATTTACAAAACTGCAACTTCTCATTGAATTTGAAAGGTAATCTATGAATCTTGGTATGCTAGACTTGCATGGGCGAGTAAGAGCCTACAGTGGCGGAAAGCTGCTCTGGGATCGTCCAAATAAGATAACTACTCTCGGAAGAAAGGCTTTGCTTGCAGCTATGGCCAGAAAATCAGAGATAGAATACAAGCCGGATGAAAGCTGGTTTTATGGCTTAAACTCTGATTGGAAATTCCATAATAAAAGCTGGATATCCTGCTATGCCTTTGGAAATGGCGGAGCCTTGACTGAACAGAACGTTGTGATCCCGGCTGCGTCTTCTATGAAAGATATGAATCTCTTTCATATAGTTCCGCTCAGGAAAAGATTAGAAAGTGGTTATAGTTCTAGTTACAATCTCAGTAACTATGTAGCCTTGCCGCCAAATGCCGAGCTACCTATAGGCGACGGCGGCTCTCAAGGGAATAAATACACTTTGGATAGGACTCCTGTCTTAGGCCCCGAGACAGAATTCATTTCTAGGCCGGATCCTGACAATTATGTCTATTTCAAGATCCTAGAAAGTGTTGACATGGGTATCAAAGAAATCCATTCCACTTCTTCTAGCACAATTGACCAGAATTCGTCTAGAATCGGTATTCACAGCTTTGAAACTGCCGTGGCCAGATTTAGGCTGACTATTAGTGCAGAAGACTTGACTCGTGTATTCCCTGAAATAGCCACAGAGGCTGATAAGGCTAGGATTGCTCGTGACTCTAAAGTAAACGAGCTTAGCTTGTACATGGCTTGTATAGAAAATCCTGAATCAGAAATTCAATACGGCCCCAAGAAATTTGCAAGATCTGAGGATGGGATTTATTACACCCTTCCAATTCAGTTCTCGCATATTACATTTCCCACAGAAAACTTCTTTGGTAATCTTACTAAAGATCTTGATCTTGAATATTACGTGTTCGCATAGGTAAATCATGAAAGACAATTTCCTTCTAAAAGGCGTGGTTAGCGCTTATGATGCAAAGACCGGAAAGGTTTTGTTTCAGAATTTGCACAACGTTGTTACGGCTGTAGAAAAGGTCTATGTGCTCAATCGTTTGATCGGCAATACCACCATTGGCGATAATTTCTTTAATAACGAAGACAGCGACATCCAGACAGCCGTTAGCGGCATTATCAGCGGTAGCGCTAAGATTGCCAAGTTCAAGGTAGGCACGGTTGGCAACAACACCTATCCGGTTGAATATGAAGATACGGTGACATCGATGCTGAGTAATGCGTTTGATGTAGACTTCTTCAGCAGCAACGATAGCTACCAGCCTGCCGACATTGCTGATGACATGAAAGGCAAGAAGATTATCTACACCCGTGACGGTGGAGCTTTCATTCGATTTAAGCTTCAGGTTGTCGGAAATGGCGAAGGTAATTCCCTTGGAATTAGTGCCGGAGAATGCCACGAGGTTAACTTTGTTACTCTGCTTGATGATAGCGCAAATGCAAATCGTGTTACGCAGTTCAGGTTCCCCGGTATTCCGTTCTATGCCGACACTTCTGTGATCTTTGAATATCGTCTCTATCTCTAAGGAGAGGTTATGGCTAATCAAAGACCTCAACTCACAGAAGACAACATCAGGACTTTGCTAGCTTTGAAGCACTCTGAAGTCACTAAGGAATGGCTCCTTGCCAATTTCGCCTTTGTCGAAGGAAAGCAAAAGATTCCGTTCAACGGTGAATTTACTCTTAGGTCTTCAGACGAAACGGCTTCTGTAATTCCGAAGGTAACTGGAAGCATCCTCACCACTGCCGGTCGTTACGTAGCAAATCTGTTTCTTCTTGGAAATGCTAAGTATACTTCGCTCTTCTCATTTATCAATGAGCCTTGGACGAAGAAAACTATCGGCAAGATCAATAGCGTTCTGTCGTCTGCCCTGCTTGAAGAAAAGATTTCTTCGCTGGACTACACAGACTTTATTGATCGTGAAACGTGGTTTACTTATGGAATTACCAGCTTTGTATCTCCTGGCCTTAGCAACGATATCTACAAGGAAATTCCCTCTGTGAATGCCTTGAAGAAGAGACTGCTTCAGGAGAATGCCGAAGCCGTAAAGAATGTTGATGTTGCCGTTCTTAATAAGATCGATGACGAAGTGAAGTCCAAGTTTGTCGATGAAATCAAAGACAAGCCTGCTTATGACTACATGGCTAGCGGATCTGCTAAAGATGTGGTCGGCGTTACCTCGGCCATGCGTGGCTTGGTGAATGAAAGTAAGGACAACACTAAATTTAGATTTGCCGATTCTTCTCTTCAGGAAGGTATCAAGAAGTCTGAAATTGCTATCTACGCAGACAATGGTATTGGATCGGCTTGTTCTCGTGGTATCGATACCGCTATGGGCGGCTACGTGGTGAAGAAGTTCAACATGGCCTTCCAACATCTGCGTCTTGACAAACATGGCACAGATTGCAAGACTAAATACGGACTGATGGTAAAGATCGGCCCAGACGCAAAGGACAAATACCATCTTCGCTATGCTGAGTTTGCTGGAAAGGAATATCTCCTTACCGAAGAAAACATCAAAGCTCTAGCTGGAAAGGTGGTAAAGATTCGTAGCCCGATGTTCTGCACCGGAAAGCATATTTGCAACAAGTGTATCGGAGAGATGTACTACCGGATGATACCGTCGGACACTCCTCGAATTGGCTTTATGCTAATGAAAATCGGATCTGGCTTGCTCAATGCCAGCTTGAAGAACTTCCACGAATCCAAGATCAAGTCTAAGAGTTTGAACCTCGATGACTTCTTGAAAAAGATTGAGTAAATTTATAGGACAGATGAAAGTCTGTCCTATATTATTTTTTGATGATCACAATCTAAAAGGAATTTCTATGATCCCTGCATTGTATACCACCATTGTTAATCTTGCTGACAAAACTCTTACTCCTACTAAGTATGCTTCTGTCAAACAAGAGGTAATCAATTTCTTTGAAAACACAAAAATTGAAACGGCTGAAGACCTGAATAAGTTTGTTCCATCCTCTAATATCGTCGAAGATTTTAAGAATGGAATGATTGCACTTCTAGATGAAAAGCAAAACAGTTTCTTCTATTTAGACGGATTTTTCAAGAATGTCTTTCTCGGTAATGCCCCCGTCGAGAATGACGGTTTGAATTATCCTCCTGAAGCTATGAAGGTCTTTACTGATGGTCTTGATATTAATCTGGACATTTTCCTTCCAGATTTTTACTTGCCCAGTCATCCTGATTCTTTGCTTACTTTACTTGTCAATAACTTAGGTGAACTCTTCAAGAATGTTTTTAGGTTTCCGTTCTCCTTTAATATTCCCTTATTCGGAGATAAGGTCGCAACCAAAGTTACAGCATACGAGCTTGTCAGAGAGAATCACTCTGGGCTTATTCCTAGCACTGTATCGGGATATCCGAACTTCGGAAGTGTTGGAGTTCATCTAACTTTTAAAGCTAAGATTCGAGCGGTTGTCTCCCCGAAGATTATGGATGCTGAAAAGATCCGCGAAGAACTCAAGAAGAATGATGGTTTTGCTTATTTCATTCCTCCATTTAAAGTTACAAGTTATAACATGCTGTCTTGGATGTATGCTCTGATTTTCCATCGAAGCGAGTTCAAAGTATTCAAGTATTTGAATAACGGCTATATCTTGTTCAGCAGGGAGGAATACGAGGCCAATCCTAATTTCGCAAGACAGACTGTCTTAAAGATTCTGCTCAAGGGATATATGCAAGCTCAGATTCCAGATTATCCTAAGGATGATAAGAGCAAGCTAACTAAGCGTATTGTTGATGGCTCTAACACTTGCCTTCCGGCAATAATGGACTGTGTTAAGAATTTCTGTATGGAAAAGACAGATAAGAATTTCGACTTTCATTATAGGATGCCTGAAGGTGGTAAAGGCTATGCTAAGTTCGGTAGTCCTGGCTATGGTGGAAATCAAGAATTGTATGTCGAAGTCGGGTTTACCGATAGAACAGAAATGATGAAGACTACTAGAACCAGAATCTCTATGGACTGCATTACAGACCTTATCGAGCTCAAGAAAGCCTTGGTTCCGTTCTTGGAATGTATTGACAAGACTAGAGAATTGCTTGAGAAGTTCACTGAAGATGTAGAATGCGAAAATGATGCTTTTACCTTTGTAGCTAACAGTCTTGTGAATGATATTATGGTTGACCCTACAAACTACACTGAAAATACTGGAGAAGACTTCGCCGAAGATACATTAGAACATGATACACTGAAGTGCGTTTCCGATATCTCCAAGGAGATTATCGGATCCTAATTCTAGAGAGCGCTCGCTCTCTTTTTTGTAACTTATTATTGTTAACATAAGGGTTCAACATGAAAAAGACTATTCTTCTTGTTTCTTCAATCGCTTTACCTCGCAGGTAAAGCCCCTGTTTGGTCTCTGGCTTTGCCTTTACGGTAAGGCCATATTGATTTGCTTTTAAATCGGATATGGTATTGTACCATATCCGATTATTTTTATATTAATCTACAGCCACTATCTAAAATGAGGTAAAAGATGGCCCACCATAAATTCATTATCAATCATCTGACCGATACTGACTTCTATAAGTACACTATGGGTCAGGCGATCTTCCACAATATCAAGAACGCCCATACAAAATGGGAACTGACTATCCGCTCTAAAGGTGTCAAGACTGGATACCTGAAGGATGAAGTCAATTACCAAATTGATCATCTGTGCGAACTGAAGCATGGCACTGATGAATTGCAGTTCCTTGACAGCATCCCGTACTTGACTTACGATTTCATTGAATACCTTGAAGACTTCCGTCTGAAGCGCAAGTATATCAATGTTGAATCTTACGATGACCAACTGCATATCACTGCTGAAGGCCCTGAAGAACGTATCCACTGGTATGAAACCCTTGTGATGCCTATTGTTCAGGAACTCTGGATGGCAGACCAAGAAGGTGTTGACTACGAACTTGGTAAGAAAAATCTTGATGCCGCTATTGACAAGTACAACAAGCTCTGGAATGAAGGCAAGAAGTTCCAGCTTGCAGACTTCGGTACTCGCCGTCGTGCATCTTATGATTGGCATGAATACGTCGTCCGCCGTCTGATCGAAAAGTGCTTAGCTTTTGTAGGCACTTCGAACGTCTACTTGGCCATGAAATTTGGCGTGAAGCCGATTGGAACATTTGCCCACTCGTGGAAGATGTTGTTCCAAGGTCTGAAGGGAATCCGCACCGAAGATTCGCAAGAAGCGGCATTTGAAACTTGGGCAAAGGAATTCGATGGCGACCTTGGTATCTTTTTAAGCGATACCTATGGTTTCCTTGCCTTCCTTAAGGCATTCACTAAGCGCTACATGAAGCTTGCGTCCGGCGCTCGTCATGACAGTAACGATCCATTCCTTTGGGGTGATCTATTCATTGCTGCTTTGAAGTACAACCAGATTGATCCGATGACAAAGGTTGCTTGCTTCAGCGACTCTTTGAATGATGACAAGGTAGTTGATATCGTCAATTACTTCTGGAACCGCATTCTCATCAGCATTGGCCAAGGAACCTTCTTGACTAATAACGTCGGCGGCAATCCGCTGAATATGGTCATGAAGATGCAAGAAGTCAATGGCATCAAGGCTGTTAAAATGTCTGACTGTCCGGGGAAAACAAACTGCCATGACGAAGACCGTATCAAGGAAATCATTCACGCATTCAATTACACGTCGCTTGATGAAATCATGAGCCTCAAGGGTGACCAAGCAGCTATCGCAGACTTTATTAAGCGTTTCTACGAAACCAATTTCCCAAAGAAACACTGGAGACCGTAAATGCACTACATCTTTGGAGGAGCCTTCGATCCTCCTACCGTTGCACATTCGGAGATAATCCGAACGATCGCTTCGATCATGGATCCGAAGGTTGACAAGCTCACAATCTTTGTGACTAACAACACAGAGAAGCACTACAAAGCCGAACCTGAAGAGCGCCGAACCATGACTGAAATCTTGCTAGCCAATACAAAGCTGCCTATTCCAAGAGACAGCATTAGTGTTGAATGGCAAGATGAGCTCATGGCTTGGGAGCTTACCCACATGTCTATCAAGCCTACTCCGGAAGATACCACTCTTTGTATTGGATTGGATCAGGCTGAACAGTTGGCTAGAGGTCTCTGGGAACGTTCCGAGGAAATCCGTGATCTGGTTAGCTTCTTGGTCTTTACAAGAACTACAAAGAATACTCTTGGAATTATCCGAGATAGGCTCACTTATGCTTATTGGGAAAAGGCTAAGTACAAGCTGGTTGAAACCGAGGCTAAGGATGTCTCTAGTTCTGCGATCAGAAGTTATCTAGAACGTGATCCAACCTTAGCAGAAAAGATGGCCAATGGAATCAGCAGCCTAACTTTTGAAGACATCTATCGGCATATCTGGATACACGAGCTGTACTATCAAAATGGCCCCAAGTATGAAGAAAATCTTGAAGCATTCCTTGCTCAGTACAAGATTGACAAGGAAAAGCACGGATGGGCTGAACCTTCTGTTACGGCAGATATCGTAGCTTATACTTCCAGTGAAGAAGTGCTATTGATTCGTCGTAAGAACTATCCGTTCAAGAACTATTGGGCCTTGCCGGGTGGATTCTTTGATCTTACGGATAAAGACATCAACTATACGGCTGCTAGAGAACTCAAGGAAGAAACTCATGTGGATCTTCCTCCTGAAGACTTTGTACAGCTTAAAACCTATGCTCATGTGTTTGATCCAAGGCTTCGTGTTGTGGATGTGGCATTCTCTGTCAGAATTCCTCGTGATCAAGAAGATAAGATCGGAGGTGACGATGATGCTGCTGAAGCAAAGCTGTGGCCGATTTGGGACTTGCCTAAGATGGCATTTCACCACAAGGACATCATAGCAGAGCATTTGAAAAGGAAAGCTGCTCATGACAGGCAAGCCAACTAGTGTCATCTGCGACCATCCCGGTGGCAGAGTAAATTTTACAGAAACATACTTCCGTACATACGTAGATATAGACGGAACAATGTTCTACAGCGATCCAATGGATACACAAGAGCGTGCTAAGGAACATGCTGATTATATCCAGAAAAGGCATCCTAAGAAGGAAGTCCAGATCGTTAAAGAAACCAGAAAAGTTGAATCTATCCTAACAATTCCACCCAAGGAGAAAAAATGAATACTTTAGCAGTAATCGACCCGCAAATTGACTTCGTTACCGGAGCTCTAAAGAACGAAGCAGCCCAGAAGGTTATTCCTTCTCTGGCTAAGCTTATTCGTGACTGGGAAGGGCCGGTTGTCGTAACTCACGACACCCATGAAGACAAGTTGTATGACTATACTCTTGAAGGCCAGAAACTCAAGTCTTCGGATGGCCTGAAGCATTGCATCGGCGATGACGACAAGGCATATCGCGACGAAGACAACTGTGGATGGGGAATCGTTCCTGAAATTAAGGAAAGCCTCAAGGAAAAGTACTACAAGGATATCACCAAGGAATCTTTCGGTACTTTTGATTGGTGCGATCGTCAATTTGACAGGATCATCTCTCAGGCAGAAAGCATTACGGTTGTCGGCTTTGTATCCGACATTTGTGTGATTTCTAACCTTGTTATCCTTCGTACCCTGTTCCCGGATAAGAAGATCGTTTGGGATTCTCGCTATTCGGCTGGTACGACTCCGGAAAACCATCAGCACGCTATTGCTATTGCTAAGGCCATCATGATCGAGGTAATTGTCTAATGATGAAAGCAATCAAAGACTACCGCAATACCGTTCAGGCTATGAAAAGCTGGACAGTTGACACTGTGGCTTCGTGCCATGCAAAGAATGTTGTGCTGGGTATTTCCGGCGGAACTGACTCTACTGTCATCGCAAGGCTCTTGACCGAATCTATCGGCCCGGATCACGTTTTTGGCATATTCATGCCTAATGGTATTCAGGCAGACTTTGAAGATGCTAAGCGCGCTGCAAAGGCCGCTGGTGTCATTCATACCATTGAAGCTAACCTCGCTCTAGCCTGCATGGCTACCGAAGCTACGATCCGTCTCGCTGGCCCAGCTAAGGGCGGTGATCTGAATATGCAAGCAAAGATCAACATGGTTCCTCGTGTTCGCCAAGCTGTCGAATTCGGCATTGCTCAGGCTTACATTCCAGAATCTGTGGTGGTCTGCACTGCAAACTTGTCTGAACTGATGATGGGTTATTTTACCCTCTGGGCAGACATGGGATCCTTTGCTCCGCTTGGAAACCTCACCAAGACTGAAGTCCGCAAGCTAGGTCTCGAACTGGGTCTTCCTGAAGATCTTGTTCTCAAGACTCCAGCTGACGGACTCTCTGGACAATCTGACGAAGCCAAGATGGGTCTGAAGTACGCAGACATTGATGACTTCATTCGCAACGACGGTAAGAACATTACTGAAGGTGTGAAGCAAGCTATCATTGCTCGTATGAAGACTAACGAATTCAAACGTAGGATGCTCAACATCCCGGCGTTTAACCCCAACTTGGAAATGGTTGAAGAATAAAACAAGGCGCACCTTAGGGTGCGCTTTTATTTTTTATAGTATATTATATCTTGAACATCAAGAGGTAAAAATGTACACATCAAAATCCAAAGGATTACTTAAATCTTTCAGCCGCTTCAAAGAGAATGTGATTGGAACGGTTAGGCTAGAGTTATTTCCTAATGTGCTTCCCATTAATGGAAGTGTCCCTTACGGAGTTGAGTTCGATCGAGATTCAAACCAGCTCCTGTTCAACATTGACTTCAATGATACTCCGGTTGAAAAGTTTTACTATGCCAGAGCTATCAGAGATATCCTTGAATCTACTAACGAGGACACCGGGATATCCTTAGTCTATAGTGGCTATACCGGAGATCGCAAAGTCATTCCTGTTAGTGCAATTCTCAAAAGTGGAGGAATCTACCTTGTCAAGTACGGAAGAAACTACAAAGTCAAGCGAAGAATCAAGACAAAAGAAAATTCTTGATATAGATACGGCATCGCAGCTAATTAACATCGTAGAAAAGTACTGCCGCACTCTTCGCATTCATACTTATGACACTCTTCTGAGCAGTATTAAAGAAGAATCTGGGATAGATCCTTGGCAGATAGTTGTCTTGAAGAGTAACTGGGATGTTGCTGTTACTAATTTCACGATTTATCCAAGCATCAAGAAAGAAGTCATTGAAAATGCTCAGGCAATCTATGATTTAATGAAACTAGATCCGATAAGGTTCTATCTTCCATTCCTAGAGCGATACAAGAAAATCGCTTTAAATCCTCCGCTTGTAGTCGCAGAGGAAGAATTTCTAGAGAGTCTTCATCTTCTTCAGTGAGAAACTATGCAGAAATACATCTTTGCTAAAATGCTTTCGAAGTGCTTGTACATGACAGAAGCTATTGGTGATCATTGCTTGGATTTTATGAAAGAAGAATTCAGCATTGACAATACCAGACTAGCTATATGGATAAAGTGGCAGGACGAAAGCCTCTACCTACTTTCAGATATTGAATCGAAGCTAGAGCGTGCCATAAGTCTGGATCCGGACAAGTATCTTATGCCATTGAGAAAAGTCTTTAAGGATCTAGAACCGTTTAGCATTCATTGCAATATGTGGATGGAAGAGGGAAGTGGCGTACAAATCATAGACGAAATTCGTAAACACTTTTTGAATGAAGGGAAGTTATGTTTAGACCTCCAGTCAAACTTGATGGAGTCGATTATCTAAAAATCTATAAGATCTTTTGGAGATGTCACTGCATCGTTAGTAATAAGCTCGGATCTTCTGGAGCTGAGGATCCGAAATACAAAGAAGAATTTGGATATCTGTTCAGTGATGTTAATCATTCGTTGATTTGTTGCGTAATATTTGGAGATATTCAGATCGATTCTGAGATTGGCAAATCCTTCAAGAATTACTTACACGAGAATTCTGTGACAGAATTGGTCAATGAGATTGTTCTTAATCCGGCTACCATAGTTCCAAAGATGGTTGAAGTCTTTAATGAGCGTTTCAAAGTATGCGAAAACATGTTTAATATTACTTCTAGCCTTGAAGACTCTCATTTCTATGCCAGTAAGGAAATGATAGAAATCGAAGGGTACATCAAGAATCTTCAATCTTTAATCCAAGGATAGTATGGCCTACTTAAACCAATTTCAGGATAAGCACCTTGAGTATCTTGAGGATCTAATCCATCTGACGGATATCTGTGCTTTAGACAAAGATTCCACGCCGCTGTCTCCTGATCAATACAAAGATCTTTGTAAAGATTTATCAGAAATTCTTTGCAAGGAATCTATCTGCAAGGATAATCGCTCTTTTGGTTATTTCATAGAAATCCTATGGCAATGTAAAATCAGAGGATATTCCACCAGAGAAGCCATCGCCTACTGGATAAATGATCAAGAAGTCCGAATTGTGACTGACGTAATGATTTCCATCATTGTAAATGCCATAGAAGTATGCCCGAAAGTTACAGCAGCTTTTGATAAAGCTATAAACGGATTTATCGGAGGGCGTATCCAAAAAGCTACGCTTAAAATTCACCGAGACCACTTTAAAACCCTACTGGAGTAATATGGAAATTGAAGAAGAAAATACAGGTTTATGGGTACGAGATGCAACAGGAGGAATAACGCACTTCTCTCACACGGAAGAAGCTGTAGCGGTATGCTTTGTTCTGTATGTGTATTCGTGCAGAAATACTCATGATCGTGACTGGCTCTTCCAGAGCGCCAGTAAGCATTGCGCGGAATGTTTCTGTAATGACAGCCGAGAATTTAGCCATGTACTTGATTGGGTTAGCTCTATAAGTCCTCAAGAGATACCTACAGTTATCAAGTGCTGGAAAACGGACTACCGACAAATCCTTGCTATAAAAATCTGTACAGAAGAGATAATCTTGGATCCTATTCATTACATTTTCAAGATGGAAGAAGTTATCTCGAATGGTGATTTTGTTAAAGACAGCTTGGAAGGCTCCGGCAATCAGAATCAACAAATTCGCATGGACCTTCAGGAAGACAGCAAGAATTTTGTTAAAATTTGTATTGGTACTCTTAGAAACTTAGTTGAGGGAGATCAATGTATAACAAAGACCAAATGACCGAACAGGAGATGGAAATCGTAGAAGCCATTGTCTTATGTTTCTATGAGCATTACTACGATTTTGCAGAAGGAATGTATCATCGCGATAAGACGAAGACAAATCACAAGATATTCTTTGACTTTTGTGCTAATGTCGATAATCCGAATAAAGGGCCATTCAACACATTTTCGATTGAGCGGCTATCAACAATGCTGGATCGCTATAAAGATCTGCTAGATCCTTTGACCTTTGATCTGTATGATGAATGCCATTCCGTCATTGATGATGACGAACTAGAGCACAGCATGTGCGACTGGCTTCTTAAGGCAGCTAGAGAAGTTCTAGTTGATCCTATGAAGTTTGTTCCTCCGCTGGTAGAGCTAATTAGATCTGAGATGTACTCTTTTCATGAAGCTGGCAATAACTGCGGCTATGAAGATAGGAACGGAAACATTATTCCTTGGGATAAAGTCAACTTCTTAGACACTGGCGAGCTTGCAGACAAAGGAATCACCTATCATGACTATGACCAAGAGGAAGCTCGAAAGTATGAAAAGAAGTATATTAATATCTTGGAGAAATTAATTCAATGAATTACTTTATGACTATAGAAGAAGCCGTATTTAAGGTAATGGAGTATGCTAGTAAATTGGACAGCCGCATCAATTATACAGAAGACGAAGGACTACTTGGAATGCTTTGCAACGAAGTATTAAAGATCACTGATCGAGATACCAAGCGGCTGTTGCGCAAGAGCATAGAGCGGTTTGACCCGATTACTAGGAAACCTCTGAATAATGCCAGATTCAAGAAGCGCTTGTTCCAGAACGAGAATTTTATAAGAGGTGTCGATAACATCAAAGTAGACCCACTAGCCTATGCCAAGAGACTAGAAAGGATTGCTGATATTTACGATGCCACTTTGACTAATCCACTTGGAGTTATGAAAGAGAATTCACCTGAAATTATGATGATTAAATCCACTTTAAGGAGTTTGTTACAATGACAAAAGATGATGTCTTTCAGGCCATAAAAGTAGCTTACAGAAAGTGCAAGAGGAATACAGTTTTCAATGCTAAGTACTTCTGTGAAGTCTTTAATCTGGATTTAGTTATAAGTTTTCTTCAGTATGACCCAAGAGAACAAATGGTTAGCCCCAGCGATCCACTTTACAAGGATTTCATCAAGGCTGTAGAACAATCTGAAAAGATCCTCTTAGAAAACATTGACACAAAAGTTTCTATGGAATTTCAGATGGTCACAGAGTGGACTAAACAGACAATGGTCGATCCAATTATCTATGCTCCGAAGCTGCTAAAAATTCTAGAGGAGCCAAAGACTTTGGATGACATCCTCTGGAATAGTTTTAACGCTAGTCCGGAAGATATTGCCAAATGGAATGCCGAGGTCGAAGCTGCTGCTAAAACTATTAAAGGTCTATTATGCTAAGAGGATTTTCTAACGTAATGAATAAATTTACAAAAGACAACAATTGGTCTAGGCGGTACCTGACCTATCTTGGAAGGGTTAACACCGAACCCGCCCGGACTACCAATATCAAAATTGCTGTCTGGTCTGCTATCTGGTGCTCAATCGATGCTGACATATACGACAAGCTGACGAAGTATTTAGGATTTGAAAAGAAATCTAGTGAGTACCAGAATCTTAAACTTGCGTACGTCGGAGTTGGAAAGAGCGATGCTAAGGTTAAATTCTTCAAGGGAAAGGTATTCAACGAGCTGGTTGATGAGGTCTTGATTAATCCTTACCGCTATGTTTCTTTCCTAGCTGATGCAATAAAGATTATTATCAACGAGAACTATACAACCTCTCCCACCTTGGAGAAAGATTGTATCAACCTTCAAAACCTAATACAATAGGAGAAATCGCAATATGAGCAAGGAAACCATTCATCTTATTAGCTACATCGTATGCTTTCTTATAAGCCTTGCGTTAGCTAGTAGTGTTGCCAAAGAAACTAGTCAAATCGTCTTAACCGTTGTGGTGGCTATACTGGCTTTGGCTTTGGTTGATGGATTCATCTTTGTCACCAAGTTTGTGCGATCGGCAGCTAAAGGAGAAAATGTAAATTCTAAATTGGCGCTTGATCTTCGCACGACTGCTTTAGAATCAGAAGGCATCGAAGCCTTATTGTATCTAGAGCGGATCACTCTAGCTCAGATTAAGGAGCTATCTGCCAAAGATTTAGCACTGATGTCTAAGCTGCGTTACAACAAAAAGTATCTGCGACATATAAGTCCTTCCGTAAATACAGAATTTGCAATTGCAGAAAATGCTACAAAGATTCATGATATCTTTGTGAAGTTTGGATTCCCCACTACTGAGAAGGGGCTTTGGAACTTTTATACAAGCTGTCCTTTGGAATTTACTCAAGGTGTTGATGCGCTGTCAGCTATCCTTGGGTATGACAAGGGCGACGGCTATGACTATATTTATCAAGTAGCTAGGCGGATGATCCAGTGAAAGAAGATGAGGATGCCCATAGGCTTAAGCTGGCTTTTTGGTATATCGCTGTAATGGCGACCTACTATAATAGCTTTAGTACGCTGGTAGAGAATATTCCTTTGAAACCAATTCAAGTACAGAGACTAAGGCACGCTTTAGGGGAATGCCTAGACAATGCTTCTCGTAACAAGACTCTTAGACGCAAGTTTTGCAAATGCGAGATTGGGAACCTCATCCTCAAATGGATCCAAACCGATCCGCTAACTTGTATCGCACAGGTGGACAAAGCCGTGCCGAACGAGAGCCTTGCTTACGAGTCTTCCAGAGACATCACACTCATCACCAACTCTAAAAACGCTATTCGCAAATTATTCGAGGGATAATCTTGAATGAAATAACTGCTGAAAAAATTAAAGAAGCTTTCTGGATAGTGAATGCGTACTTGAAACCATTCAATAGTATGAAGAGTCTTCTTGAGACTAAGCGTGAAGTCTTTAAAATGACTGATGAGGAATATGAAGAATTCAAATCTCTAATCAAGTATTCTAGGGCTTACGAGCAACTAAAGAATGGCAATCAGTTTTGGAGAATCGATCCAATCGCATGTGCTAAATTCTACAGCACACCGTTATCTAATCGAATTGCTGAGATCATCTTATCCGACCCACTGTGTTTTGTGCCGGAGATTCTAGAAGTCATGCACAGTCGTTATATCCGTGATTTCTTTAATAACCACACTACTTGTGCAGACTTCTGGGATTCTGGTGAGCTATTCAGGAGGTTGATATCGTGATGGATGAAGGCATAACGAGAGATCGCCTTTGGTACGTACTTCACATTCAGATTTTTGGGCTATATGATGAAATCCAAAAAGCCTTTAAGCTATCTGATGAAGAGGCTAGTGTTATTATAAGATTTGCAAACGACCAAGAGACGAAGAGTTTTGATTTCATAATGAAAGCTAGCCCCATCATAACAAAGATGCTAGATGAGATGAAAATTGATCCGCTTGCAACTATTCCTGTTTTGCTTACAGATTGGAAAAAGCACGCCTCAACCGCATGGTGTACAGAAGCTTTTACAACGTTTGAAAACTGGTATAAGGAGCTAATTCAGTGAAATCTATCAGGGGAAAACTCTTAAATGTTCAACCTGGAGAAGAATATGAAGAAGATTTTGTGGATTGCATTACTAATGGTTGGGTTGGCCTTCGCAGGATCCAAGCCAATTAGAATTGAAGTGAAACAACCGGACTGGAAAGCTCCGGCCATATACGTCCTAGAAGATGCACGAAACTACCAGTGGATAGCAGACAAATCTGTCCTGCGAGTATGGTTTTACTCTGGACAAATCTTGGACTTGCCCATTGGAAGCTATGAAGTAAAGATTATTAAGTAGATGACGAACCTTCGGGTTCGTCTTTATTTTTTGTATGTATATTAATTTTTGTGTTCAACATAACGAGGTAGACAATGACAGAAAAATGTATTAAATGCGGAAAGGACGCTTGCTACACTAATCGCATAGCCTTTCCTATGCCCTTTCCGGGTTCTAACAAGGATCCCAAAGAAGCTAAAACTGTGGTTGCACAGACTTTGATGGACGCTCATACATGTGGCGAGTGTCAGGTCAAACTCTTGGAATTCCTTGAGAAAATAGAACAACCCAACCGTCAGGAGACAAAATAATGGAAGAAGTCAGTAGAATCCTTCTGATCATAACGCAGTTTGTCTACTTAATAGCAGGCATCCCGGCTATCATCATCTGGTGGAATGGAAAAGGACGGAAAGAAGAAACTCTAATCGGAGTAGTCTGTATCCTTTTCTACATCCTGAATGCTATAGACTTGTTTCATATGTTCATAATCTAGGAGATACTATGCCATTACTCATTTTATTTGCATTCATAGCTTTCATGTTTATCCTTGCTGGAATCTTCGGAAAGACCGAATTGTATAAGGTTTCTGGAGTAATTCCAGCTGAAAATCGTCGAGTAACCTTCTACGAGAGCGAAAGCTACGATGACGCTATGATCATCGCAAGCTTCGGCTGGAAAGGCAGAGGCTTGGATGATATAACCGTCGAATGGGGAGAATCAGAGCTTCCTATAGATAAACATGGCAACAGATCAGTAGCTAACCCATATTGGACAAAGGAGAATTAAATGGATCTAAATAACCCCGCCCTTCAAGAAAGCTTTGCTAGCAAAATGCGTCGCATTCAACAGGAACAAAAGCAAACTGTTAATCCAGAGGTTGTAGAAACTGCCTTCGAAAACATAAAGAAAGCCATTGAGAAATTCGTAGAAAATCCTAATAATTGTTTCTCCAGCGGAATAACCTTTAAAATCCGTGAAGTCAAGCCCGGACTACTGGAGCTGTATGACGAAATGGATCCCACCTCTTCTATTGCCAAGCTGTCCATGAGCGAGTTGTGTATACTTGACAATAGAATCTCCCTTAAAGAAAGTGGCCTTAGCACTTCCGGATCTTTCGGTAATAATGGACATCTCACTGTTAGGTGGCGCTAATGGCTATTGAGAAAACAACCTCCATCAATGGAGATACATTTAAGGACGAATCGATCAGAGATCAAATCAAGGAGATCAATGACAAAATCACAGAAAAGAAAGATGAAATTGCCGATCTTCAAGATAAAAAGGATAAGCTTTTAAAGGGTATTGAATTCATTGACTTTGAAAAAGAAGGTACTCTTAAAAAGCTTGAAGAAGAATTTATTGGAAAAATGCTCAAACGAACTGAAGAAAAAGAATATTTCTTGTTTGACGCAGGTAAAGATGGAAAACGTGAAAGGATCGGTAGCGAAAAGGCTGACGAGACAGATTTCTTCAAAGTTAGAGGAATCTTCTTCACGCGAACATATGTAGGCTTGACTGGAAGTCATATTGTGATCCATATTCCTAGAGAAGAAAATAAAACATTCAGGAATACCAGTCTTAGTTTGGAAACATATGATGAAACTCTCTTTACTCTTAGAGCGATCTATGGAGATCCCGGCGAACAAGATTTGAGAAAAGAATTCTCAGCAGAAGACTTTACCAAAGACGCATATGCAAGATATAAAATTTCCTCTGTTGAAGAACTGCAAGAGCTACTTAAAGTCATGAACGATAGACAGCAGCAGTTTGTCGACGAGAACTTTGTAAAAACAGAATCTAATTCAAAGGAGAAACCATGAGAATCTTTCCAGAGAAAAAGGCGTTTTATCTGGTGGAGCCTAGTAATGCAATCGATAGAAGGATCTACAGATATTTCGAAGTATACAAGCGCATCTTCTGGCGGATCTACAAGAGGATCGGAGTTGTAAGCGTCAACGAAGTTTGCAGCTGCCATAATACAACTGAGTTTCTTATGGCCAAGTTCTGTAATAGAGGATAGGCGATGTAAATCCCTTCAGTTAAACTCAAACCCAAAGAAATATCACAATGAAATCTATTGAACAAATCAGATTTGAAGTAGCAAGAGAAAAGGACGGTGCTACGCCTAATTGCGATACTATTATCTTCAATATAGAATCTGCAATAAAGGAAGCCTTATCTTCTGATAGGCTTTACCCTAATATGATCAAAGTCATCATACCTAAGGGAACTTCTCGTGTCTTGGATGAGCTCCACAAAGCTGGTTATGAATCCCGATTCAAAGAAGAAATCTTTAATTCCGCTTCTGGCAAGATGTGCTCATTATATGAGATTTCTTGGAAGTAAGAATAACCCAAAATCAAGAGGCCAAAATGCCGGAACAAGAAGATAAACCAATCTTTAATGCGGATTTCATCCGCAAGATTCAAGCTGAAACTCTCAAGAACAAAGAAGAAGAGAAACACTTTGCAGATATCTTTGGAATTGAAAAGCACATATTCGAAAATATGATGGCCTATATCCAACAAAGAATATTGAATAAGGTTGACTCCCCAGACACAGAGGTTACTGTTCATGTAACAGATGCGTATACAGATTCTCCCTACTGGGTGAATACAAAATTTCGTACAAAGCTTTCGAATGATATAGAAACAAACTACTCCAAGATCTCTATGGGTTTCCACAGTAAGCTAGAAGCACTTGGTTTTAAAGTGGAAGCTAAATCTATTGACACGGTTGTAGAGAGCGTATCTAGACTCCAAGTCAAAGAGATTGAACTAAAGATATCTTGGTAACAGACGCAATAGATAAGGACTTTGCATCCTTATCTTTTTTTGATTTGTATATTATAGTATGTACAATTAAACTTAAGGAGACCTATGGCAGAAAAAATCATTTCTTGAAAGATTGGATCTTGAAAAGCATCCTCTAATGAAAGAGCTTCGTGCAATAGAAAGCGAGGTAAAGCTCAAGGATATGCTTAAAGGATGGGGAGATCTACTGATCGAAACCTGGAAAAAGGAAGGCGAGCTTGGAACGCTAAGCGCCCTTTCTAGCGTTAGGGGTAACGAGGTTCTACCGCCGGAATTCTTGTACTTCATTAGCCATAAGGGATATGACAATGAAGACTGTGAAGTCATGTACTACGAAAGCGCATCTGCTCTGATAGAAGATTTTATCGACTGGCTGCTGGAAGAAGATTCCGGTAGATTCGGATACAAATTCTGGAAGTCATTCGTCAACACAAAGGCGTCTTCAAAGTTGCTGTATGCAGATGTCAATAAAGCATTGGGAGATTCTCCAGCTGATGAAATCTCTTCGGAGTTTACAGAAAGAAAGTTTAGTCAGATTATCAAATGGGCTAAGAATCTTAAGCACAAAGTAGCTCTAGTAGCTGCTGAGCACTAAAGGAGTAATTATGACAAACACAACTTCTAAAGAAGAAACTGTAACAAGTATAATCGCCCTTATAAATAAACGGAAGAAAGAGCTATTGCAGCTTGAGGCTTCCGTCGGAAAGAAGAAGACTGCCATTAATAACCTTAAGACCTCTATAAAGGTTTTGGAAACCAGATTGAAGAAATCCAACGAAAAGCGTAAAAAAGGTTTTACCAGTCTTGCTGGTAAATGGTATTTGAATACTGCTGATTCTAATCGAATGTCTAAAAAGTATGTCTTCGTAAAAGAAGATTTAGGGTATATAACAGTAAAAGGTTGGGTTAGTGTCCGCAGAAAGCTTCTTATCAATATTCTGTCCATAGAAAGGACAGTATACGGAGATAACAGAAATACTACATTCTCTTTCCAAGTTGATAAAGGCTACAGTTACTTCAGTGATCCGAACCATTTGAAGCCCGTTAGCAATGAAGAGATCGAAAGAGAAGTTCTAAAACAGTATAAGAACTATTCCAAAAAGTTGAAAGACTTTGGGTTAAATCTTCCTCTTCCTTCCACGGAAAAGACAAAATGACAGAACCTAGGTCTACCTGAAGGTAGGCCTTTCTTTTTTCGTAGATTTCTGTGATCCGGCGGTATATTAAATACTGAACATTAACTGGAGGCAAAAATGCTTAAAACCTACAATAAACTTGTGAAGTCACACCCGTCGAAAAAGTTGTTCTGTCATAACCTTAAACCCAAGGAAGTGACAGAATCTGTAGTAGATTGGCGTGACATTGAAAGTCTTGAAGACTTGTGGAATGCCAGAATGGCCATTGGATTTATTCCTTGGGATCCAGCCCCAGTGCTCATAAGCAGTGAACTGATGGATCAAATCAGAGAATTGGTTCATGCGGGCATGGGATATACGGCAAAAGCGGCTCTCAAGAAAGATCCTATCCACAAATTCTGCGAAGGACTTCTGAAACCCACCAAATCCAAAGGAGATAAAAGTGGAAAGAAGGTCGCAAGTTCAAGACCCTAATACTAAGCCCTTCGGGGCTTTATTTTTTGTGCCTTTCTTTTACTTGTATATTAAATTACGCACAATTCAACCCTATAGGAGAATAATCTATATGCAAATAGAATCTAACTTTGGCATTGGCCAAGAACTCGAAATCCGCAACTTTATGGAGGTCAAAAAGTACGGAATCAAAAACCCCTTTGTTACGATCCATCGCATCGACAATTCCAGCGTTGATATCTTTGTCGAAAGATTGAGAAAGGCAGAAGGCTTCAAAGATCTGGAAAATAATGACATGTACTATGCTTGCAACGGAAAATTCGACAAGCATTACTTTGGCGGAACCTTCCTCTGGGAGCGTCATCTGTACTCTACCGAAAAAGATGAGAAGCATGGTGGTTACAAAATCGTGCACTTTAATCTTGCATTAGCCCTTACCCCAGTTTCTGAAGACGTCATGGCTGCTCTTAAGGCAGACATCGAATACATGAAGGAACATGGAGTGACCGGATTCTTTGCAAATTACACCATTTGCAATGGGGGTGGCTCTTATAAGGACATGGCTCTTGAAGATGCAACCATTGCTCCGGCTATGAAAGATGGGGTATATATTGGCTTCAAGGTTATCAATCTTTCTAACCACAATATCGTGACTTCTCAAGATCTCAGAAAGGCTTGTAGAGAGGGTAAAGAAGCCAAAGACGGCAAATATTTAGCGTATGACGAACATCCGAGATCGAATGATTACAATTCCGACAGAGATCACTTCTACGGCGGTTTGTATATCAACAAGAAAGTCAAGACTAACGAATCTGGCTATGATGCATCTCTCTAGGAGAATCTATGCCTATCCAAGAGACTGAAAAATACCAGAAAACCATTGAGGCCTTAAAGAACAACGATGATTGCTGTCATAGTCTGTTCTTCTTGGCTGGATGTGGCTTTGGCGGTGGCTGGCATGTAAATCACGAGTCACAGTTTAGCGAGCGCCGACTCCGGCAGATTGCTGAGGAAAGAAGAAGGTACTTTACGATTCCCGAGTTAAAGGAATTCTTCGACATCGATGAGGCCGCAAAGTTGTTCTTCAGCTTGGTACCGAACGACAGTAAAGTCCTGCATGAACATCACTTTATACACTGGTTTGGTCAGAGCCACGAACGCATGGATAATTGGAAAAAGATCAAAACCATTGTCAATGAAGCTGCCCAACGGCTCTACGGAGTTCCGTGTGGCCAGCAGGATCGGAAGGCTCCAAATTTAGCCAACAAACCGTAATAACAGAAAGCAAATCTGTGCTAGATATAAGGAGACTATATGCTCGAATAAGATAAAAAGAAAGGCATTGTTTATGATATCCAAAACATCTTAAGTTCTGCCTTAGCTAAAGACACCACGGTATCAAGCGAAGAAGCTTTTTGGCAAGGTGAAGCCTACGCCTTGTTCTCAAATCTCTTAGAGTCTTCGCTAGAAAATCTTGAAGCAAATCATAAGGCATTGATGATCCATATTTGCAATGGTCTTGAAAAGAAGTTCAAGTCTGCCAAGGCTGTTGATAAGATTATCATTGATGCTAAGAACGTACTCAAGAAGTTCATTCAGGAGTAATAAACAGGTCTACCTTCGGGTAGACCTTTATTTTTTATACATTCAAACGTGCCTATATTATTTTTTGTATAACCATCAACTCAATGGAGAATTGAAACATGCCTGAACAAAAATCCAATCTTATCTTTCCTGGAGATCTTAAAGAAAAGATCCGCAAGATTCTGAATAACCGGAATAATATTAACAATCTTAAGGTAAATATTACCAAATATGCGTCAGACATTACCAATATGATGTCTAATGGCAGAGATCCAGAGTGCCATGTTATTCAGCTCGAAGCAACTGGAAGTGCCCTCTTGAAATCTTTAAAAGAATTCAAGACGAAAGTTTTGATTCAAGATGACAGATCTACTCAAGAATTGCTGAACGACATACAAGCTGTCAATAAAGCCTTTGATGAATTCTTCAAAGATAAGTATCTGTATGAATATCCTACCGACGAATTAACAAAAGAAGGTCATAGCGGATTTTATATCCATGTAAGTGAAGCTAAGATCAATTTCAATCAAGGAGATCCGTTATTTAACATCATCGGAACTTTGGTCTTCATTTACAAAGACTATGACAAGAACCCGGTATTCATCCTTAGACCTAAGCACACCAGAACTTCGTACTCTCTGACTGAAGAAGTGCCTGACTCTATAATAGAGATCACCAAAGAAGAATACGAAAAAGCAGTAAAGGATATATCCCAAAAGGCTATCAAACAGGTAATTTAACGACCCAAGAAAGAGGTAAATATGACCGAATGTCAATTCTTCAAAATTACAAAGGATGCTGTTCAGAATTTTGATATTCTTGAATACCGGACTTCTGAACGTACATCACAGGTTGGAGCGATTACTGGTGTCTATGAAAAGGTTATCAGTTGCTTTATGGAAGAAAAGCTTGTTGCCAGACTTACTATAAAGATTTGCAACTTCGAAACCATATTGGAAGCTAAGAAGAGCGATGGCCATTTTGTGGTAATTCCTGAACGGAAGCTCAAGGGCTGCGTAAAGGCCTGTGCCAAGAAGACTGTGGACTATCTAAAATTCCGCAACAAAACGGCAAAACTTATTGACGACTTTATTGACGACAATGATCTTAGCAAAGAAAGGCGCTATCATCTGCTCAATTTCTTCATCGGTCGCAGCATCGTTACTTATTCAATGGATGATGACAAACGAATGAATAACTTCAAGGATTTCGTTAATCGTATTATCGAATTCTTTGGATGGGAAACGAAGCTCAAGTTGTCTGATATAGTTTATGATGAGCCTGAGCCCAAATTTCAAATGAGTGATGGCTCAGTAAGCGCAATTGAAGGTGAATAATATGGCTAAGAAGAAAGAGTCGATTCCGAAAGATGAAATCTCTAAGCGGATCGCCGAAACCAAGAAAGTATTGGCAGATGCGCAGAAATCTCTTGCAGAAAAACCGCCGAAGTAAGCGATCTAAAGGCTAAGCTTAAGCAGCTTGAAAAGTCTTCTAGTCTTCCAGAAGATACCAAGACCTATGAAGGCAAATGGTTTAAAACTGAAGACGGAACATCAGCCGACGAAAATTGTAAGCAGTATTATTACGTGATAAAAGATCATGGATATAAGCGGTATAACGACGGTTCAGTTTATAGGAAATTAACTCTGTTTGATCTTAATATGGATCTATGGGGAAGTAAAGACCTTTGTAATGATATCCTAATTTATAGAGAAATATCTGAATTGCTTGATCCCGGAGAACTAGATTCGTTGATTCCAGTAAACCCAAATGAAATCAAGAAAAATGTCTTGAAGGAATTTTTCGGAATATTCAAATTTCTTAATGACCAAAACATACTGCCGGAAGCGTTTAAACCGTTCGTTGCACGGAAAGTGAAGAAAAAACCCTCATAAGTTATTCTAGGTAACTCTTCAAATTAACAAAGGAGTAACAATGATAATAACTATCGACGGAACAACAATGCTAATAATTATTCTGTGCGTTATATTGGGTATCCTGCTTGTCATCTGGATTCTTACCAAGATTTCGAGTTTGTGGTGTGACCATGACTACAAGCTACAAAACAAGATGTCAACAGAAGCCCCTATCTACAAATGCACGAAGTGCGGTAAAATAAAAGCCTTCAAATATTAATAAAGACATCTTCGGATGTCTTTCTTTTTTTGGTTTGTATATTATAGAATGTACAACCAACCTAAGGAGATACAAATGATCGAAAATGCTGTTAAGGCTAAGCTCGAAGCAATCTTTCGGAGTGTTTCAAGCCTGAGTGAAATCTATGTTCCGTTATTCTTGGCTAGAGGAGAGCTTCAAGAAAAGCATTACTATATCCATTCTGCCAATATAGGACTAGACACCTTCAGGAGGATAATCGCTGATAACGACAAACTTAAGATTTTTATTCCGGAAGACTTTGAACAGCTTTCCTCTGTTCTTGAAGAGATTGACACCTACGAAAACTGCTATTTCGCTAACTCTACAAGTTTTTGGGAACTTGACGAACTCAAAGAAAATGAATACGGCGTTATAGCTGTGAATTCCAAGTTTGATATCTATAAGATTATCTTTAAGCGTTATGCCGAAGATCAGCTCTACTTCATCAGATCGGCTTTCTATAAGTTTAATCTGCAAATGGATACGCCTGTTATCAAAAAGCTGTTGATATTCAATAATAAATACTTTGAACCTGTACGCAGGAAGGTAGCTCTATTCAGCGATCCTGATGTATTTGCCAAGCTTAAACACAACTTTTCTCAAATCACCCAGCAAGATGTATAAGAGACCTATGTATACTATCATCAATTTTATCAATGACGTAGAAAAAGCCATGTATGGCTTTCAAATTGGAGAATTTAAAATCCACGAGGAGAAATACTGCTGCGGCGGATACATGCACGGATCTACTGACCTTAAGAAGGTCACATATGAATGGCAGGGCTATGTTATCGCCAATATCATCGTAGATGTTGATCGGGGTACTACAATTGTGCACGCCAAGAAAAAGATTACTGATGATCTTCGCATTATAAATCCCCTTTTCTTGAAGAGATGTGTACGAAAGTGCATGAGACACGAAATTGAATGGATCCGTGGACGCAACAAGATCTGGGATATATTTGATGACATCCACAGCCCGAAGCCGTATGCTGCTATTCTTCCTAAAGAAAACAAAATGCTTGTGCTTTATCGGATTGTGTGCAGGTGTTTTGAAGACTACGAAAGTCTAGAAACCTTCCTGAAAAAGATTGCAAGCTACGTCGCCCCGAATTGGACAGTGGACATTAAGGTCACTGATAAAACCAAAAGGAATGAAGAAGATGTTTAAATGCTTATCTAAACTATTTGGATCCAAAAGTAGCGCTAGCGCCACCCCTGTAGATAGCCCAAGTCCAACTTGCTCTCCGATAAAAACCCGTCTCTCTATTGAGGCTGGGGAAATTGATAGCCTTATAGATTATCTCGTGAAAATTCGGACATCCCTTGATTACGAGAGCGTTATTAAAGCCGCTGATGTTAAGGTAACTTCTCAGGAAGTTCTTGAAGCAGCGGAACACGCTAAAAATCTTATGGCAATACAGAAGGCAGCTAAAAGACCTAGAGAATTTATCGAAAAATTCTTAGAAAAAATAACCAACGCCGGAAAGAAAGGCTACTACGGAGCGCGTGTCTTCATAGACTGTTGCACCGGAGTTGTCGATAAGAAATTCTATCAGAACAGTTGTTTTAAGCCAGAAGATTACTACAGAAGCTTGCTAGAGACTGTTAATATCTACATCGCTATTAAGGAGCTTCAAGGCCGAGGATACAAGATTCGTGTAGAGGCTTACGCTCACAATTTCTTTATAACCACTGATGATAATGTTGCAGATGCACTGAGAATCCATCCGGATGATCTCTTTAATCTTAAAACCGCTGAAGAGATCGATCATCTGTTGGCATGTTACACGGTAAATGCAAAAGCATTGTATGCTGAATTCCCTGAATTATTTAGTCCTGAGCTTGTAAAAGAGTTCAAATTAGGAGAAAAATAATGAAAGTATATTACAAATCTGGGAATATCGCCAGATGGTTTATAAATACTGTTTGGGATGCTATCCGTTGTGGGATTGCAGTTCGTGGACAAGTTGAAACAGAGATCTTCTTTAAAAATAGAGACCAGAAGTGGATTCCGAATCGTGAAGAAGTGATGGAAAACACCTTTAATTCTGATGACGACTTCTGGGATTTTCAATGCGAAAGACTTGATCTAAAAACAGAAATTGCAAAAGCTGTTCTTGCAGATCCAAAGACAAGAATTCCGGTTCTTATCAATGACCTTGAAAGCTATAAAAAGATGCCTTTGTGTCGTCGGAATGAAAAGCATGTAGCTGACGTCCACATCGCTTGGCTTAAAAGAGTTATGGATCAAATGGACAACGAGCAACAAGCAAGTCAAAAGCCCAAAGAAGGCAGAATCAGCCGAATCATGGCTTATATCTGCCAAATCTTCAAAAAATCCAAGGAGGAAAAATAAATGTGCCCAGAACAGTTTATCAATGTTTTGTCAGACAACTTCCCTGAACTGAAAAACCATGGCATAAGTGCAGCCTTATTTTCGCTGTGCCGGACTATTGAGAGCATTACTGTATGCTTTGCTCAAGGCGATCCTGAAAAATACAGCGGCGTAAACCGTTTGATTTGGGATTCCGAAAATGGTAAGGGAACGGTTATCCACCAGTACGCTGACGTAGGCGAATCCTACAATGACGTTGATTCCTTGCAGGATATTGCGTCTTCTATGAAGAAGCTCTCTTTCAGTGTTCAGGATCCGATCGGAGTAGAGTTTAACCTTAATAAATAACAACTTAAGGAAAACCCATGAATGAAAAACAGTTTTGCAAGATAATCCGTGAAGCGGCCGGATTCGAAATTGTTACCTACAAGACCAAAGAAAGAACGTCTCAAATGGGTACAATAACCGGAGTCTTTGAGAAAGAGATTCAGTGCTTTATTGAAGGTTCAATTGCCGCAGAGCTCACCATCGATGTCTCTACTTTCAAGACCGTGCTAAGAGCTAGGAAGAAAGATGGATATATGAAAACTATCCATGATTGGCAACTGAAGCGGTACATCAAGTCCTTTAGCAAAGACGTAGTAACCTTCTTGAAATTCCGAAACAAGAAATCCGAAGAGATTGAAGGGTACTTTACTGAGAAAGATCTAGCGCAAAACGACCGTTTCCACATGCTAAGCTTCATCGTAAGCCGTTGCATTGTTGGTTGGTCAGGAAAGGACGAAGAACGAAGGGATACATTCCAAAGATTCGTTCAGTACCTTATCAAAGCGTTTGACTGGGAGAAATACTTCCAGCTGAAGCCCGTTGTGCACGATGAACCAGAAAAGGAGAAAGGAAGAGATTCCGAATGTAAGGACGGCTAGCTATGAAAAGTAAAGAAAAATACTCATGTGAGAAAGAATAACAATACATTGTACAGATATGCGTATAACAAATAAACAGCCCTCTTATTCGGCGAAGTAACGATCGTCCACGACTTCAAACGAGCAAAACGTCAAAGATGTACCTACATGGTTCAGTCGTGAAGCTGTCAGTCAGCACTAGGGCTATAAGGTCTACCTTCGGGTAGACCTTTTTCTTTTTGCTTGTATATTATAATGTGTACAAATTCAACCCAAACAAAAGGAAAACACAAATGGATAAATTTCTTATCATTTACAACGTTGAGAGCATAAAATTTCCATTATGCGGATTTGTCACAGAAGGAAACAGAAATATTCTTTTAAGAATATTCGAAGAATTCAGTAGCAAACATAAATCAAATAAAACTCTTACGTTCTATAACGAAGAGAATATAGTCGAAGTTGGTTGCTCTGAAATCATAAGGGCATTAAAGAATCCGCTTGCAATAGACATGACGAAGGTTCCCGAAGATATTGCGAACTACGATCTGGCTTCATACATAGCTGAAAGAGAAGAATGGATTGAGACCAGAAAAGATGGAACAATCTACGAGCTTTCACCTGAGAACTGCTAAGAATTTAGACCCTACCTGTACAAATTCAACCTAAACCAAGGAGATAATGAATGAAATTCTTTGTGCCGTTAAAAACCAGCATCAACAATATGATTGCCAAGAATAAAAAAGACACGTACAAATTGCTGGAAGAAACCGAGAAGAACCTCAAATTCGAGTATAACTCCCCGGCTCGCAAGGCGGTTATTAATGTTCGTTGTGCAAATGATGATATGCAAGACATGGGTATGGAAGTAATTCATATCGAATGCCGCAAGGCTGAAGATACGAAGCTTGTTGATATTCCGTTTGTGCTTCCTACTAATGACAAGACCATTAAAGACCTAAAGGTATTCCAGACGTTTTTAAATGTCATTGATCATTTCGAAGAAATAGCCAAAGCCAAGGAAGCACAGAAAAAATAAATAATTTAAAAGGGGTGGCATAGCTGTGATGTGCACGTCCAACAGGAAACAAGGACGTTCTAGAAATCCTTGGAGAGATGGCCGGGAGAGCCATCCTATGCAAACCCAACATCTTAGAGCAAAGATCATAGTGCGCAGGAGAAACGCCACCTTTGGGAGGTGGAAAAGTTACGGCGAGGAAGGCTTACAAGGAGTTCGCCGGATAGTGGAATTGCGTAGGTATGAGGGGCTAGAAGCCGTGTTCCCTCATACCATGAATTAGGTCTACCTTCGGGTATACCTTTTATTTTTGCTTGTATATTAAACAGCGAGGTACTTATAATAGAAATATTTTTTCTAGCTGCTGTAAAGGAATAATACAATGAATAAAAAATTTGAAAAAGGCGAAATGTCCTTGGAGAAAGCTGTGTTCTT